AAATCTTCAAATCCTTCAGGGGCTTTAATACCTCTCATTGAATCAATAATAAAAGACTCAATCAAGTAAACCCCATCGGCTAACATGTTCTTTTTGTGCTGAAGATTAAAGTTGCTATTGTATTGGTTTTTAAAGTAACGCTCAACTATTTTTTGAATTGTACTCTTAGTGAAAACTACGTTGTATTCCTCGCCATCTTTGCCCCTTCTGTAAATTGGCTGGTCTGGAATCATAGCTGGTCCTGATATTATTTGCTTGTCGGTAGTCTTAAAACTAAAGCCTTTCTTTTCCCACTTTGAATAACAAACCGCAGCGGCCTGCTCTTGACTCATGCCTCCATCAACTTCAATTCCAATGCACCTACTTACAAACTCGTTTTCTGATTCTCCAGCTTTTGGCTCAACTACAAAGTCAATCTGTTTAAGTTTTCTACTTGCCCACTCTACACCTTCATCGCCTCCCCAAGCTAACCACATTAAAGCTCCGCAGTCTTCTTTTGGATCACCTTTAGAGTTTTCTCTGTGACGTTCAAAGCCTGACATTCTCGCAATGGTTTCTCTACTGATATTTTCTCCATTCGCTAATTGGTTCGCTCTTGTCCATCCAACTGGTGTTCCGCAATCTAACTTATATTCATCCCTAAGTTCTAATGCTCTTTTTGCGTTTTCACTTGCTGCTTTTGGATAGTCCCTGTAAGTTTCAAATTCACTTTTAAAAGCTACCCAGTCGTATTCAATTGCAGGTGAATCTACCAAAGCAATAAAATCAACTCCAGTTTCTTCGTCTTCGTTTATAAGTAGTTCGTATAAAGGTAATTTAGCCATATATTTAGATAGTTTATTTTAGTTTAATTTTAACCTATAACCGCTTTAGCTTTGATAGCGTCTACTTTCTTTTGTGTGTTTGTTATGTCGGTTTCAGTAACATATACTTTTGTAGCTCCGGTATTGTTTACATCAATAGGATTCGTGTTATCAATACGAGTAAATGAGCTTGATGGTCTTGTCATTGGAGGAGCTGATGGTATTGAACCACCTGAACCACCACCACCAGGGACTTGAACATCCATTATCTTTTTAACATTTGCTACTCCTACTGCTATTGCTGCTGCTGCTGCTAAAGCTCCTCTAATTGGTGAAGTTGGGTCTCCAGGTATAAGTTGAGAAGTATAAGCTTTCTGTGCTGCTAAGTAAGTATCAATTGTTGCTGCTGCAATTGCTAATGCTTTACCTTCTTCTGTACTTTCACCTAATATACTTGCAAATGATTTTAATGAACTTGAATATGATTCTAAAGCTTTAACTCTATTTGCTGCTACTTCATCATCAAGTTTTTTAGTAGCTTCTGCACTTTCTTTATTAATGTCATATTTCTTCTTAGCTAATTCTAATTCAATAGACTCAGTAGATTGTCCATAGTCTTTTGCATTTTGAAGTTTTTGTTGTAGTTCTTGTAGTTCTAAATCTTGCTGAGCTTTCTTTAAATCTTTATCTGATAAGTTTTTTTCAAGTAAAAGTTTTTGTTGTTGTTTATAAAAGTTCTCAGTAGCTTTATTTGTATCTTCAAATTCTTTATCAGTTCGTTCTTTTGCTGCTTTTTGTGCATCTTCAATTTCTTTTAATGCTGCTTTTTCAGCTGCTACCTTCTGATTGTTTAGACTTTCAATAGACTTAACTACTTTTCGCCTACGCATTATTGACTCAGCCTCTAACTCGTTAACTCTTGCTATAGCCTCTGCCTCTTGTGCTAATGCCTCATCACTTGCTGACGTTAATTTGTTTCTTTCTTTTATTGCATTAGCTTTTTGCTTAGCTATTACTAATTCTTTAGCCGCTAATGTTTCTTCACTTGCTGCGACTTCTTGGAGTGCTTTAATTCGTTCGTCAAAAGTAGCATTCTCATCCTCCATCATTAAACGAGCTGCTGCCGTTTGTCTTGCTTGTTTACTTCTTTCTATTCTTAATCCTCTTTCTGCATCCTCAATCCCTTGTAAAATTGCCTCAATCTTTGCAGATTCTTTAGCTGCTTTGGTCGCTTCTCCTACTACTTTACCTATTTCAGTAATTGCATTTCCTACTTTCTCAGTAATATTTTCAACTCCTAATGTAACTTTACCTACTGCATCTGCTGCTACTTGTCCAGCCTCTGAAAATTTCCCCTTAAATAATAAACTGATAGCATTACCTAATGCTGGGACTAACTCAATTAACCCCTCAAACCTATTGGTAATATTTTCTTGAATTAAATTAGCAAAATCAATTAAAGCTTGTTTGGGATTTTCAAACATGCCTATCAAAATCTCAGCTACCTTAGATAATGCATTCATCACTACATCAAGACCGGTTTTTAAACCAGCCATTGCTGCATCAAATCTATCAGCTCCATCATTAGTTGATGTGAATGCTTTAAATAAAGTAAATAATGTTGCTGCTATAGCTGCTAATACTGCTCCTATTGGATTAGCTACTAATGCCCACATAGATTTTGCAGTATCTTTTAGAGCATTTATTACTCCACCAATTGGTCCAGGTAATTCACTAAAACTATCTTTGGTTTTTTTTACTGCCTTAGAAGTTTTTTCTGTAGTTTTCTCAGTTTCTTTTAGATTATCATTTAAACCTTCTGCTGCTTTACTTACTTCATCTATCTGTTCTGCTGAGTCTCCGGTATCAATCCCAAATTCTAATTCTTCTTTAGTTGTAGCCATTCATTACCTCGTTTTCTGTTTGTGTTATTATACTTAATATAGTGGAATCAGCCGAATCAATTAATTTAACTAATTCCGCTAATTCGCATTTTTCTATAACTTCTTTGAATTTATCAAACATTTGTGTTGTTATTAAATATTACTGTCCAGTTACCATCGTAAGGCACGAACCATGCAGTGTGTTTTGTTTTTAATTTGAATGAAACTTCCCCACCTATCAATTGACCTGCTATCGGATAAATATCCAAGTTACCTCCAGTTTGGTTGTGAATAATTATATAAGGATAACCCGTTTTAGGTTTTTGAATAGTGGCATCAGGTAAATAAGTACGAGTTGAACCATCAACTAACCAAATTTTTTGACTGTAATCAGTAAAGACAAAAGTATCATTAGTATAAACAATATCAGTATAAGTCTTTTCTCGGTCCTCTAAAAATCCGCTGTTACTTGTTTTGTCTAAATTAGGTAGTAAAATATCAGGCAAGTTTGGCTGCTCAGGTTCAAAAGTCGCATAACCTCCGTTGGTTGTAGTATTTTCAGCTATGAAATCAGGCGCAACCTTTAATTTTAAGAATTCAATCTTTACTGGTTCGTTTGAATTTAGGTCATATTCTACCTGATGCAGTCGGTAATACTGCTGGTCTATTCGGTAGTAGTTCCTGAATGATAAGTTAGCTAACTGATTAGGGCTTAAATGAAAGTACCCACTCACCAACTTTGAATCTTTGTCCGTAATTTCGGTCATGGTTTTTAGCCAATACGAATTATAAAGGTTGGCAGTAGTAATTGCAGGTGTAGTCCCGTAAAAGTAAGCCTTTGCAGTTGTGCATTCTAAACTAAAAGTAGGCGTTGTTATTGAGTCAAGCATTCCAGCGTAAGGGTACTCTGTGTAGTTTTGGATTGCTGATCCGTTGTAGTTTAAATTCCATCCCTGAGAAGTTGGCTGTAAACCACCGTATTGAAGGATTCTAATATTGTAAACGGGTAAATTATCCGAACCAGTTGAAGGGTCTTGAGGTCTTATTTTAGGAATTATTCTATCATTTGTTTTTGCATCAACTGAAGGAGTTGCGCTGAATCCGATTTCAACTGATTTGGTGTCCCTTATAAAATCGTTGTTAATATTGAACTTCTGTTTACTGAATGGTTCTCTGTAAACCATCTCATAGCGTTGATTGAATTCGTCTGAATCAGATTTATAGGACATCTCAAAAACTCTAAAATCAAGTAAACCCATAGGTTTAATTTCAAGCTCCTGCGATACGTCTAAATACTCGGTAAGGTCAACAAGTGTATCTGTGTAGAATTCATCTCGTGGCTCAATGATTAACTTTTTCTTGTCTATCTGGTCAACTTCAACATACAAGTTGAACATCTTAATTAGATACTGAAGAAACTCGGTTTGTTTTGTCTTTTCTGGAAGTGCTGATACTATATCAATAGTTTGTCCTTCTTGATAGTTTGCATCAGGATTAGAATATAATTCAAAACCAGTATCAAAGTTTAAAGTGAATAATCTTGCATCAGCTCCTACATAACTTTCATAATAAGCAACTGCATATACTTTGTCGCCTGCTTGAATATCAAAAAGTCCAGATTCTAATTTTATAGTATTACTTTGATTTATTGCTGCTGTTCTGTAATCTGTCGCAATCTGAGATAAAACAGTCCCACCTCTATTTACTCTTATCCCAAAATTAAACTTACAGAAACCAGTACCCGTTCCAGTTATACTAATTCCACCTTCAATTGCGAATCTATATTTCCCGTTTAATCCAGCTGGGCAAGTCCATTCGTGGTTAGCTGTACTTACTCCTGAAGGGTTGGTGTCGTTTCCGTTAGTGTTAAATGCTATTTTGTAAACGCTTGAATTGAATTGATTTGTACTTGTAAAACTTAGTCCAGTTGAGTTAGTCATTAAGAAAGTCCTATCCTCAACTTCAGCTCCAGTCATTCTAAACTCACCACCGCAAAAAGGTATAATTAAATTCTTGAATCTTTGAGAGTTGAAAAAGTTTGATTCATACCTATACCCAGCACCTGCAAAAATAGAATCAACTACTTGTTTTGCGTAGACTGCTGGATACATTGTCCCAAAGTTATAGTCATTCTCAGCCAAAGTAACTGAGTTGCCTCTGTCAATTAGAGGGTAAACATATCCACTCCCATCAGGTTGCGCACTTGCATTAAAGTTTACATAGGTAGTACCGTTCTTTATTATTGACGTTTCCCATGAATTCTCAACATTCGTTTTGTTCCAAATGTGGTTGTAATCCGATAGGTCAAGTTCTGATAAGCTCAACTCCCCTAAATCTTGGAATAGGTTTGCGAACTTACCAATAATTACACATTCGTACTCTATTGCCCCATCTACATTCTTAATACTTGCTAACTGAATGTACCCCGTTAATTGTGGAATACCCTTTCTGTATAGAATCGCATCAGCTTTTAAGTTCGGGTTAAAGTCAGGGTTAAAGTTTAGAGTGGAACTGTTTATTGTTGAGCGGTCCAGATTAAAGATAGCCGAGAAAATAGAATGATTATTCGCTGTTCCGGGTATAGTTAAGCTCTTTGAATAGTCGCTCTGTCTTTTTTCGGGTTCTCTAATATCAACTATTGATTTATTGATAGGCATCGGAACACTATCGTAAAGGTCCACGTTCCAAGTATTACTAACAATTCCTGAAGCATTGTAAGCTATTATTTTTAATTCGGTTTGGTTCATAGTGATTGTCTGTAATTGTCAAAAGTGTATTCAATAGTCAAGCTTAAACTGCTTAACTGTCTGTCATTTACGTATTGTTTCTCTTCGTAGTTGGTTTCTTTAATGTTTACGGGTATATAAGTCGCTCCGTATTCCATCATTACAACTGGACTTAATAATAACTCTTTTAATCCAATCCATTCAGCATCTGTTAAGCCATCGGAATTAATTTGTATCGTGTCGGTAAACTTAGTGTAGTAATCCGTTTTAGCTCGGAAGGTTTTAGGATAATTCAGCGGTTGGAACTTCTTAAACATTTTCCTTTCAATGTCTGTAAAGTTTCGGCTAACTTTAGTAAACGTAAACGCATCAAATCCACCCAAGTTGTTTAACCAATGTAATCGGATAGGTGTGTACTTTTGACAACTTTTGTCAATTATGAAAGTTTTGCTAAAATAAGTTATTGCACCGCTACCACTCGTGTTCTGTCCGTTAACTCGGTAATAAACCGCAGCAGAATCAGTAAAGGCATAATCATATACTGATTTATAAAACCCTGTTGAGTTACCTGAGTTAGCGACATTGATTGAAACGATTGAACCGAATGAAGTAAAACTTGCATTTGATTGAATTAGTACTGAGTTATTCTTATCAAGCACTTGCACATTGATATTACTAAATAATCCCTCTCTATCAAACACAGTTAAAAACCTTTCCTCACCTTGTCGCAGTCTTTCTTGATAGGTAGTTTGGTTTAAAGTCTTTAGTGAACTTTCAGGAGGTCCAATGTTTAAATCTGTGAAGGCTGTTTTGCTCCAGTCTAAAAAATCAAATATTGCATTAGTTGAATGAGCATTTGAACCGCTTGAATAGAAGTTCGCTAAATTCGGATAAATTGTCGGGATGCCTGAAGCGTTATTTCTAACCTCTCCAAAGTCTACCCAATAATCTACTTTTGAATTTGTGCAATGTTTAATTCCTGAACTGTTGTAGCTCTGAAAGTCATAAGTCACATAGTTCCTTAATACTTCGCTTACATCCACGTCAACTGTATTTACATTGGGTTGTTTAGGAAAAGTTAGACGAGCTACTGGGTTTGTCTGTCCGCTTACGTTAATGTCCACTAAGAACTGAAAACCCGCTGCTGAAGCGTTGGTACTTTCCAATCCGAATACTAACTCATTATACACGTTTTGCCAATTGTTTGGCTGACTATTTATTATCATTACTTTTTATTTTCTTCTAAATTATCAATTAGTTTATTAGTTATACTAACCTTTATTCTTCTACCCATCATCTTGGCTAAACTTTTACCAAATTGTTCAATAGATTTAGTATTGTAAACTTCATCTATAAAGTGATTAGCCTCTATACCATCTCTTTTGATTTTCATACCCATAGCATAAGCCATTTGAGTCTTCTCATCTATTTGCTTTTCTGCTCTTTTAGATTTAGTTAAGTCTTTTGTTTTTGAATATCTTGATTCTAATGGGAATCCTCGTTTAGTAATCCATCTTTTTAGGTTATCTCTAAATCCATCACTTACTGATTGATATTTAAATGCATAAGGTGAATCAAACTTATTTTTAATACCACTTACTCCTTTATTCAGATAGTCAGCATATCCATTCATCTCAATGGACATAGTAAATTTAGTACCTTGAATATTTAAAGGCAAAGTAGCAATTGACTGCATCAAATCTGAATTCTGATAGTAATCATCTTTAGAAGACAAATTATTCCTCAAGTCATCAGTCATCTTATTGACAAAAAGAATAATAGCTTCCTCTATGGCAGATTCAAATTTAATTTCTTCATTTGCATCTGTACCTAAGTCACTTAATAAATCAGTGTAATCTGTTTTTGCCATTCTGTCTTTTGATTTCCTCTGTGTGGTCTATATGATAGCTTACGATATTCAAAAATTCCTTTAGCCCTAAATTAAAAAAGTAATCCCATTTGGTTTTGTCATGTCCTGCAAGGTTATCTATTGTCGCAACCCATCCCCATTTTGTGTTAAAGTTCTGAGTTGGCTCTCCATCGTTTCCGCTTGACTCAGGAAATAGTTTAGGATATTGTCCGATAATTTGCTTGATAGAGTGCAAAAAAAAAGCATGATAGGGTAAGCATCTTTTATTTTCATTTGGTTCAAAAGTAGTTCGCTTATCTCGTCATGTTCATCTCCGTTATACTTTCCTGCTTTTCCAAACCTCCACTTAATAGGTCTAACACAACTTGCAACAATTCGGTGTATGTTGTCTAATGGGTTAGACTTAGCAAAGTGGGTAATGTCTATAAATTGGGCTTGAGTTATTTTGCTTATCCTATAATCTACAAAAAACCATCTTTTACCTACTTTAATTTTTTTCTTATATGTAGTCTTAATCGGTTGGGCTTCCAACTTCTCAAAGTCTGAGTATAGCTCAATCACTTGGGCTGAGGTCATACCATCAAAGAACTCCTTTTCCACCTTAAACAGAATTGAAAGCTTTTGTCTTTTAGCTTCCAAGTCGTTACCCTTCACTGAGTTTAGCTCTATGAAGTCCTTTAAGGTTAAATTGTAGTAAATGCTTTTCATTCTATCTAATATATTTTTTTAGGCCCTGATTGTAACATATTGCCCCCTTCTGTGTTCTTGTAACTTCATCAAAGCCAAATAGCGTGTAGCATCAATTAGGTGATTGTTGAAGTCCACGGGTTCATTGATTATCTTATTAGCTTTATCGGTCTTCCACTTGTAGGTTCTGAACTCCTTTTGTAGGTTATTGCCTATCAAGTTAAGTCGGTATCGTCTAAGAATGTCAATTGAGTTTATAATGCTGTCTTTGCCTTTTTGAGTTGGTTTGATGTTAAATCCAAGTCTATACACCTCTTCAATACTTTTAGGCTCAGCACTATCAGCGTAAATCTCCTTCCGAGCTATGCCCATATCCTTCAACCTTTCTGCTATATCTTGATTGGTCAAGCCACGTTCGTAAAGCTCCTCTCTAATGTAAAGTTCCTGCTCATACTTCCAAACACTAACCAATGCAGTAGGGTCGGCACTAAAACCCCAGTCCAACCCGTAACCAACAAAGTTAGCGTTATCGGGTACCGCTAATTGATTGGTCCAGTTATTAAAGACTAAGCCCATCAATTGACCTCTTTCACCTAAACCAAAGATTTTCCAATATTCCGGGTCTGCTTGTTCTAAACTTTCAATTTCTTTTTTTAGTGCATCTGGAAGGTGTGGGTTATCCTTATAGGTTGTAATGATTAGGCCGCAATCTTCTCGGGTTAATACTTGATCATAAATCCAATGTTCAAAGTCTGAGGGATTATAATCAATAATGACCTTGCCAGTCGTCCTTAAAAGTAACTGCCTCCAGTCTTCTAAGTCAATTTCATTTGCTTCATTAACAAATAGGATGTCACGCTTTCTACCTCTTATCTTTTGCGCATCGTCAACGCTGAAAAACTCAATTAAGTTTTTATTTAGCTGATAAGTGTTTTCTGACTTGTTATGGTCAACCTCGTTATAGTACCCGATTGAGTTAAGTATTTCTATAAAGTCCCTCATAGCGGACGACTTCAAAGCAGGAAGTGTTTTCCTTACTATTGAAATGGTCATGCCCTGATGCTTTAGACATAATCGGATAAGCCATTGTAGAGCTGAGTAGGTCTTGCCCGTCATGAACGCGTGCCACCTTGTAAGGCAAGCACGCGCTTTGTATTTATATTTTTTTCTAAAAAAACGAAGTTAGGGTTAAACATCATTCAATCGGTTTGGTTAGCCATTCAGGCAATTTATTTACGTTTATGTTCTGCTCAGTTTGAACTCGCTCAGTCAGCCCGTTAAGTCGTTGGGTTATGCTTGGATTATACACCCCAGCCAGTCCGCCTTGTATCTGGTCTTCTCGCACCTCTTTGCGTATATGTGTACAGACAGCGACATAGTCAGTGTATCTTTCATCCTTATTTGAAAAATAGTGGCTTAAATCGCTTATAATGCCCTTTTTAAATAAATACAATTCAAACCCCTCAAGTGTCAAAGCCCTTTCCCTCTTTTCATAAACTGACTTTCCGTCTTTCCCAACAAATGTGTGTTTTAGTATTGGGTTGGCTTTTGCCTCCTCTCTGTACTTTTCAAAAAGCTCATACATTATTTCTGGGCTTTCTATTGCTTTTGGTTTACCTATTTTTGACATTTTTAAATAACTCCTTTCTTAATTCGTTTATCTTTAATATATTAAAATTGGTATAAATTTCCTGATATAGGGCTTCGCCTAAGTCTTCCCTAAGCTCTTTGCTGTCTATTAACCTCTTTATGTTTTTAAACCAAGTGTTCTTTTTAGCTGTTAGGCAGTTTATTCCATGTTTAGCTATGTTGGTGTATGGGTACTGGTCAGATACTACAACTGGAAGTCTTTTTGCCCCCATCTCCATCATTTTTAATTCTGACTTACAACGATTAAACTCGGTATCCTTTAAAGGAATCAAACCTACGTCCATTAAGTCGTATGCACTTGCGTATGTAAAGACATCCATCCCGTTTATTCTGCAATATTGGTCTTCTGCTATCTTGTAACCTGAAGTAAAAATCTTTTGATATTCGTTCCAAACTGAATCCCCTTCTACAAATCCGCTCAAAACTACTCTGTATTTTTTGCTGGTGTCAGGATTAGCATTTAGTTGCATAAAAGTGTCAGTCAATAGCATTACATCATGAAAGTGAGTAACGCTACCGCTCCAGCCAATATGCACCTTATCAGTTTTTAAGTCTTTTACTTTTTGATCAGGTTTAAACTGAGCTTGGTTAAAATCAATAGCGTTCGGGATTACAAACACGTTTTTGTTATATTGTCTAACTTTTTGAGCTAAGTACTCAGTTGGTACAGTTACAGCATCAGCCATCTTTAGATTATAGACTATTTGTTCAGCTGTCTTATTGGCTACCCAGTCCCTTTTCATTAAGTGGTCGTGTGGTAACTGCCAGTCGTCATCTCGGTCAACAATTACGGGAATGCCTAAGCGTTTAAGCTGCGCCCAGAGTACTTCTTGAAATCCTTGTTTACTTACTACTGAACTTGTATAGATTAAATCAAACTGTTCAAAGAATGAATCCTGTTGCTGGTCTATTATCTCAACTGAGGTTACTTCGTATCCTTCCCCCATATTCTCAAAGGGCATTAATAAGCGGTGGTATTCAACTCCCGTTATTGGCTTTGGTATAATTACAAGTATTTTCATTTTTCAGCTACTATTTGTTCATGACCTACTTTGAACCTCTCAACTGAAATCGGAATGAATCCAGCTTCTACTAACATGTGTTTCATGTGCTGTATGCTATAAATCCAAATGTGTTCAATTTCATGGAATGAGCTTTCCTCGTATAGACCATCTTCTAAAATCATTGGAGCTTGAATAATTAACCTTCCCCCATTAACTAAAAGTCTGTGGCACTCCTCAATAAATCCTTTGCCATCTTCTATATGTTCAATGACATCTAAGGCGATTATGTTTGAGAATTGTTCACTTTCCCAATTCCCCGTAACTTCAGGAAAGAATCCAAAATGTAAGTCTGAATCTTTTGCAAGTCCTTGAATGTCGTTTTTGTATCTTTCGTCTATCTCAATCCCAGTACATTTGAATTCTTCTGATAAGTCACCCAATAAGATACCCGGTGCGCAGGCAATTTCTAAAACTTTCTTTGGTTCAATTTTAGTCAAAGCGTTTTTGACAAGTACGTTCTTTTCAACCACGTTCCCAACTTGTTGATGAATAGTTGAATGATTCATATTTGGTGACCAATAGTCATTGTAATAAATCTCTTCAGGTTTATGGAAGTAATTACTTTTGTAGCTTCCGTTTTCTAATTGTGTATAGTGACTTTTCATATTAAATTATTTAGTGCGTGTTTAAATCCGTTTTGGTTGTACACATCGTAGAACTCCCCACCAGCAGGAATGACATTTGGGCAGCCAAAGTAAACCTCCAAGATTCTTTCTGTTTGTAACTGTTCGGCTATCGCAAAACACATTGATTGATTGCCAATAAATACTTTTGATGCTGAGATATAGTCTTTTAATTCGTTGAAGTCGTTTACTTTTAAATATTCAAGTCTGGGTAAGGTCTTTTTCATTACTTCAAATTCATCCTTAGTGCCTGCGAATAATTGCTTAATGTTGTAATCATTTAAATAAGAATAGTCAATTTGCCCATTTTGATACCTATTTGTGCGATTTATTAGCAAAAAGTCCTCTTTAG